CGTCGCCGAGCTGCTTAAGCCCGCTGACCGCGCCGTTCGCGTCGAGTGTGACCTGTAGTTGTACTACCGTCGCCATCTAACTCCTCTTCTTGAATTTCGCGCCGCACCTGCTGATGCGGCAGCTCACGGCAAAGCGGGAATACTGGCGATTTCCGCACTCAGGGCACGCGGGATGTTCGCGCTCATACTCCTGGCGAGCCGCCTCTATCGCGCGCAGCCCTTCCGCTTCATCCGCCAATATCTCCACGTCGACATCGGCGTCGCGCATGGCGCGCAGCCACATCAGGTATTCGGCATAGAGGTAATAAGCATCCACGAGCGTGCGCCGTGGCAGCATCTTCGCCAGCGCTTCCGGCGCTTCGCCCTGGGCAAGGAGGTTGGCGAGCTGGCGCTCGGTATCCTCCTCCTTCAGGGACTCCACCATCAGCTCCAGCGCCGCCTGGCGTACCTCGTCGATGTCTTGCGTCACGTTCACCGGGGCTATGCCGCCTCTGCGCTTGCGCTCTCCGGCTGTGAATCGCCAACGTTGAAGAGCTGTGCAATCGCCTCTGTTTTGTGGTATCCGTCCATTTCGCGCCGGATATGCTCCACGGCTTCCAGCGGCTTGCCTGCGATGCCGTACCCTTCCACCGACTGGATGAGCTGGTCATAGAGTTCCAGCATCAGCTTGTGTTTCATCGAATAGATCGTAGTGCCCTTGCGTGAACCGCCAACCACCTTGTTGATGGCGCCTCTGCGCATGAACCGCTTTTTCTGGTCGACCGTGATGGGCGTGAAGCGGTGGACCAGACCCTTAAAAGCGGCAGTGTCCTCTCCGGGCTTGCTCTGGGACCAGAGCGCGTCGATCCGCGTCTCGATGGAATCGCAGTCCAGAGGGCTGTCGTCCTCGAACGTGGAGGGGCACACCGAGCGCAGCAGCCATGAGACAAGGATCGAATGGCGCGGCGGGATCTTCCAGAAGTCCTCTTTCCGGTCCATTGCGTTCTTGTATCCCTCGGCTTTGACCAGCGTTGATTCAAACAGCTCAATGCCGGCCGTATTCAGATCGGTAGTGTTCAGTTGGGCCGTGCCTTCATTGCTGCTGGCCACGTAGAGGCCGTTGAAATAGCGTTCCCAATCCGCCTGCTGGATGCGGCGGAAGTGGAAGGTGTAAGTCACATTGCAATCGCGGACCGCGATCACGCGCGGCTCGTCGAGCATGAGCAGCGCAGGTGGATTTTGTGCATTCTGTACATTTTGTACATTTCCCGCTTCCATGGGGGATCTCCTGATAATTGAAATTGTTCTACGTGGAATCTTTGTTCTCGTGAGATCCGCGAAGCGGTGCGTCTCTCAGAGCAGCGAAGCGGTGCTGCTCTCATCAGCGAAGCGATGCTGATGTCTTGCAGGTAATTACTAAATACCACATCTTTGGACCGCAGGGCGAAGATTTTTTGCTCCGCCCTGCGTCGCGATGGCGCGAGGCGACGCGCCACTGTCCACTCGTTACGCTATGACCTTCCATTGAGAGCGATGGATGCGTTGGCTGTCATCACAGCTTCCCGCAGCTTCCGAATCGACGCCGTTTGATCCGCTGACTTCGGGGTGTTCTCAATAATGATCGCTGCGAATGCCTTTGCTCCAGCGCGAATGGCCTCATACTTTGCGATCTGATCGGGTTCAGGTGCGTGGTAGTTGAAAAGTTGTTCTAAATCCATTTTCTCTTCCCTCTTTAAGCGCCAACTCCATACGCGCTCTGGTTATTGATCACCACGGCCGTAAACACCTCTTGCGTGCCGGGCTTGAGCACCGCGTTGTCGCCGGCATTCATCTGCCAGACCATTTCCCGGCCGCTCACGCCGATCTGGAAGGTATCGAACATCACGTAAGGCGATCCCAGCGTCATCTGCTGCGCCGCGCCCGAGTTGGTGACGATCTGAATTTCCTTCTGCGTGTCATTCTCGGAGATGGTCCGCATGTCATCGACGCTGGTCGCCTTCACGTTGAGCATCCAGTTAACGCGCTGCTTCAGCACCTTCATGAACGTGGCCCACATCACGCCGCCAGGCGCGCGGTTGGGAACCATCTCGCAGGAAATGTGCACCTGCCAGTCAGTCACGCGCTCCTTGATGCTGCTGAGCGCCGTGGTGGCCGTTGGCAGCGCCGCTCCCACAACGAAGCCCGTATTCGGCTCGGTGAAGACGGCAGCGGCGGCAAAGGGTCCGCCAGCCTGCTTCGTCTCCGTGTTCGTCGTGTTTGCCGCATAGACATTCACTCCAGTCACGCCCGGGGGAAGCGCTGCCGGCATCGTCACTTTGGAAACGCTGTTGGCCGGCACCAGGATCGAGATCTCCTGGCTGCCGATGGTTTCGCCCGCCGCGTTCACATAGGTCAATTTGTAAAACGCCGTGTGCTGCGCCAGCGCTCCGGCCACGCTCGTGGAGAGCGCGAACGGGAAGCGCGGATCGGTAACGTCCGGAGCGGAAGGCCCGATCTTGATGTCGGTGTCGCTGCCAAACAAAAAGAGCGGCGCGCTTACGGCAGGGAATGTTACAGCCCCATCCACCTTTTTCCCGCTGCCCACCATTTTGAACTGCACCTGGAGATAGCCCGATTCCTTGCCGGTGATCGCCAGGTCAAGGATCGCCATGTCGGGCATCTGGTAAATCACATCGGCTGTTTCCTGGATAAGCAGCGACGTGACCGGCATCTGGTTCGTCGCCTGCAGGAACTTCATAGTGTGCGTGAACGGCCCCGCGCCGGTCACGGTTTCCGTTCCCAGGATGAAGAACAGTACCCAGCCGGCCAGGAAAGCATCAAGGTCCATCGTGGCGTCGAAGCTGGTCTCTTCCATGATGCGCTGCTTGACTGCCCCCCACTGATGGCCCTTGTTTGCCATTTCCTGGTCCGTATAAAACTGCGGCGTGTGCAAGGGATTGTAATTACCAGGATTGCGCGGCCGCTGCGTGTAGCTGGCCGCCGCCACGGGCGTGAGAAAGGCGTTTTGCTTGTTCGGCGCGATGGCCAAATTGCGGATGTCGAGCACGTCCTGCGGCTCGAAGGCGAAGAACACTCCCATCAGGAATGACGCGAACGCTCTCCGCACGATCCGTGGTAACAGGTAAAGAACAAACATTTACTCCTCCTTCGCGACCGTTGCGACCGTTGCGGTCGAGTCTTCTTGCGCCTCGGGCACGATCTCAAACAGCGGATGCCCATTGAAGTGCTCAGCTTTGAGCACACAGTTCCAATCGAACGCCCGCGTCACGAGCTTCACTTCATCCGGCTCAAAGTAAAACGAATGATTGCCGGCATGCACCTGGACGCGCCCACCATCGGCGCGCTCCTTGCCGAACGCCGTAAGCCTCACGTTGACGAAATCTTCTCCTGCCATAAGTTCTCTCCTTAAAACTGCGCAGTCTTTGGAACGCTGATGCGCTGGCAATACCACGCGCCATTGCTATCGAACTGCTCCAGCGTTATGCCCGCAAGCCCAACCGGGCCCGTCGTCGTGGCGCCTGCATCCAACTGCAGCCTCTTTCCGGCAATCGCCGCGCGCACCGCAGCGATAACCGCATAAGCGCCCATTCTCTCTTTGTCAGTGCTGGTGAGATCGGCAGCTCCACAGAAGAGGCAAAAAGAATAATCAGCCTGAATCGTGGTGCGGACCGTATCGCCGCTCACCACATCCTGCCCCTGTTCAAAGAACACAAGGACAGCAGGCGGCGTCACGATGATGTTCCCCTGGTCATCCATGTCCTTACTGGATAGACCCTGCACCTGGGCATTGAGCGCCGTGATGCCGTCATCAGCCTTGAGCGTATCGATGAGCGACTGCTCGACATCGGCGAGTTTGAATTGAGTCGCTGGCATTTACTTCACTCCTGCCTGCTGCCCAGCTGCGATGTACCTTCCCATGGCGTCAGCCATCCGCTGCGGATCTTCCGGCCTGAACACCAGGTAAGGCCGAGCAGGAATAACCGGCCTGCGTCCTTGTTTCTTTTTAAAAGGACCGCGCCTTCCCGCCACTCCACCCACTTGCTGGACCGCTGCATATTTCAGGTTGGTTCCAATCGTGAGCGTTCTTCCCGCAACTTGATACGAGATGGAATTTTTGAGCCGCCCGCTCCGGATCAGAATCTTTCTGCCCACCCCGCCCCTGCCGCGTTTCAGCGTCGACGCGGCCAGCGGTGCCCATGATCCAGCTGGCGAGCCCTGCTCACGAAATGTCCTCTCAATCGACCCCTGCATCACCTGGCCGGCGATCTTGAGTAATGGCTCGGGCGCGATCCGCGCGGTGAAGTTCTTGAGCGCGATCTGAAACTGCTTATCGTTAACTGTGAGTTTTAATTCGTTCATTTGATGAAGCCGCTTAGGTTGTCATCGCTGAAACGCTCATCTACCTGTGTAACCTGCACGTCACCGCCGCTGGTCTGCGGTGTTGCGGTTGCGGGCTGGTCCAGCCCGGCCTTACCGGAAGACACATCCTTCAGAAACGCAATCGCGTCTTCATAGGACTGGCGCACATCGGGCTTCACGCGCTTGCGCCGCAGATAAAGGAAGTACTCCGCCAATGTCAGGCAAAGCCCTTTCACCTGGTCAGAGGTCTGCAGTGGAACGGTATAGCGCACGCGGCAATAGGAATCGATCAGCGCGGATGCTTCAGTCAACACGTCGGTGATGACCTGGTCATTCGTGTTGCCGGAGTTCGTATCATCGGTGAGCTGCACCAGCTCCGCTGCGGAGATCCGGCGAGGTGAAAGGTCGGCTTTGACTGCATAGGCCATTTAGTTGTTTGCTCCGTCGCCATTGCTGGCCGCTTCTTTGACCCGCTCAACCACGTCTGTTCCCATTGCGTTGGCCTCTTTCACGCTTAGCTGTATGGCCTCGCCAGGCGCATAGTCAGTGCCGTCCTTCCGAACGGGAGTCTTGACTTTGTAACTCGGCATTTTTGTTCCTCCTTCTTGTCAGGGCGCTATTTCTAATCAGTCATCGTTTTTCAGTTGGAGAGCAGCCTGGCTGAGGTGGTAGCTGCATCGGTTTGCAGACACACGTCCTTGGCTGCCGTGGCTTGTATCTCAAGCCACACTTTGCCAATGGGCGGGTTGACGACAGGCCCCAGCAGCACGGCCGTGCCGGTGCCGCAGTTGGTCCCAGTGCCAGTCTGGATGGTGAATGATCCGGTGCCCCCGGTCGACTTTTCAACAATCACACCGCGGATATAGACCGAGCCGGATGCCGGACCAGTCACTACTTTGGTAAGCGTGGCCGTGGCCACGGCGGCGGACAGCGTGTTCACTTCGCCGGTTTGCAGAATGTTGGTGCCCAGCGTGCTCGATCCAAAGTTAATGAATTTCATTTTGAGCAGCGTCTGGTCACCCACCTGCTGAGCAGCGACGCGCCCGCCAGGGATTACCATCACGGCAACCGCGAATAGAAGCACAGCCATGATGCCGATCAATAAGCGTTCCTTTTTCATACTTGCTTTCCTCCAAAGTTGATGAGAAGTGTTTACGTTTTTTCCATTGCCCAGGCCGCTTGCGCGGCCCGGAACAATGCGCTCTGGCGATTCTCCGCGACCTCCTTTTCCTCACCGAATTTCCGTCGCGCGAATCACGCTACGGATTTCGATTAGGCGACCGCGTTCTTGATCAGGTAGCCGGACACGTTGCTGGTCACACGCTGGTCGTAATAGAAGTGCTCGGCCACTTCGTCAGATTTGGCGCTTGGCGGCGATACGCGTCCAATTTCCACCTGGAAGCCTCCCACCGTGCCCGGAGCGTCCGTCCATACGAACGTCTTGCCCAGGCTCACATCCATGGGCGTCGGGTTCTGCTGCGCATAAGCCAGCACCACATGCTTACCCCAGACAAAGCTGGGCGCGTCATTCACGTCGAGCTGGATGGCTGAAGCCAACAACACCTGCTCGACGCCGAAGACTGCAGCCAGGTCCTGCAATGTGATCTGGCCGCCCTTGGTGTACACCAGGCGCTGAATGATCGCGGGATGCACGCGCAATATCTTGTAGACCGGATCGGAGATCACCATCAGGTTCGCTTCCTGCCCGATCTGGCGGATCGTGGACTTCGCAGTCTCAACGTCGGAGATCGGCGTCGAGTTGGCCAGGTCAGACCATTGAGATTGACCAGCCAGCGTGACGGAGTTTCCGGCCGCATACTTCGTGGTGTCTGTGGCCAGCGCCGCGACGGCGATTTCTTCATCCAGAAATAGCTTGTCCATGATGGCCTGCGTGGCCCATTGCTCAACGCTGCCACCGGTGCCCGCCTGGAAGTTGGAGCGTTCTTCATCGGGAATCAACCGCGCCAGCGAGTGATCAACGCAGTTGTAGTTCGTGTTGGAGAGCGTCTGCACGATGCGCTCTGCAGGCGATCCCGGCGCGCGCTTGGTGTTTTCCCGCAGCGCCTGGTTCTCACGGCCGTACAGCCAGAACTTGTCGGACTGGTGCACAACCTCCACGCGAGGGAAGAGCCGTTCGGCAACAAATGAATTGTTGCTGTACATCCTCGCAAACTGTGACAGCGCGATATCGATCTTGCCCTGTGTGGTGCTTACAACCGCGCCCGCAAAATTCACTGGCTTCATCTTTTTCTGTCCTCCGGGATCTTCTCCCCGTGTTTTTTGTTAAAAGGCCAAACCCTAAGGATCAGCCCTGCGCGCGGCTGGGAAATACCAGCAGCAGGAATTCATCGCCCTGGGCGGCAGCCGCTTCCAGCGCCTTGCCCACAACGTGGTAGTTGGTGCCTGCAACAGCGCCAATGGGCGCGAGCTGGCCCGTTGCTGCATTGATCATCACGTAATCGTTGCGGTTGATGGCCGCATCCGCGATTCCCGTGCATTCTCCGGCTTCCACAACGGTGATGGGATCGCCGATGTTTACCGCGGAATTGGCTGTTACGCCCAGCGCGGCTACGTTGGCACCGCCAGGCAGAGCAACCGAATTAATGGCAGCTCCGGCGATCACCGCAACTCCTGCCCCGATCACCGCATCAGCTTTATAGCTGCGCAGGATCTGATTGCCGACAGTTCCAAACTGTGTCTTCGCCATTTTCTTTCTTCCCCTTCTCCGCCATCAGCGCCGGCGGCGCGCAAAAAACATGTGATTACTTTTTGTGCCGGATTTAGACACTGCCGGCAGCCGTTGAACCAGCCTGTTCGTAGTCACCGCTGGCGCGAACTCGGTTGAGCGCCTGGCCGTAAGGGATCTTCTCTTTTGCAGCCAGGGCCGTAGCCGCTTCAGCCAGCGCCACTGAGTCCTGGTCAATCGCCAGGTTGCGATCTTTTGTCTCATTGAATTTCACCAGCTTGCCTCGCCGCGATTCGCTGCCGCCAGCTAGTTCTCCCGTGGGCACGATCTCACCCAGGCCGATCATGAAATCGGCGAACACTTCAGCCGCAGTCTTCTCTGTAATCTTTAGGCTGCCACCTTCGCCTTCGGTGAATTTGATTTTGTTGGGCACCTTGGCCAGCTCGGTGAAAATTTGCGGCAGCCCCATCTTGTCGAATGCCGGCACCCAGCGTCGCGCAGTCTTCACGCGCGCTATCTGAGTTTCCGCAAGCGCGATCTGCCCTTGCGATGCTGCGGCAGTTTCATTCGCCGCAAGTTTATCGGTCGCGGTTTTGAGCTTGGTTTCCAGCTCGGTGAACTTCGCTGTGAGCGGCTCAGTCGCAGCCTTGATCGCGGCGGCGATGGCTTTATCCTGCTCGCCATCATTCAACTCCACCACTTTCTTGCTCTTGAACAGTTCGGTGAAGAACTCCTTCAGCGAAGTAGTAATCGACTTTCCAATCTGATCTGCGTCCATCTCTTCCTCCTTGAATTCGATAGCTTGAAACTCGCCTGCGCTGAAGGACGCCAACTTCACGTCCGCCAGTCCTTTCACCTCTGGCGGCATAGCGCCGAGGAACCCTACATGCCGCAGCGCCGGTCCTTCCGGCGTGCGGTAAAAACTGATGCTGCGCTTTTTGAACTGCCCCTTGCGGAACATCTCCTCGAACGCCGGCTGCACGTCTTTGAACTTTCCCATCAGCACGCTGCCCACGCGCTTTACCTTATCCAGCCAGCCCCATGCCGGAGCATCATGCTCGGGATGGCCGATCACCAACGGCGCTTCATGTCTTGCCGGGTCATACAGCGAGATCATCTTGTCGATGTCCGCTGTCGTGTAGCTGCCTTTACCGCCGTAGTCGCCTGCGCGGAATAGTTCAATCCATTGGCCATTGAGAGTCGCCACTAAAATCCTCCAAAGCCCGGATCGGGCACGCTGGCTGCAGCAAAAGGAATACGCTGCAATCCAGGAAGCGAAGCATCATCGGGAACATCATCAGGACCTTCCGCTGTGACAGTGCAGCGGCAGTTATAGCCGCATGGCGGATATATCCGGTTCCACACCACATCGTTATTGCGCGCGCTGAATCCATCCAGCGCCGCATGTGCCGGGCGCACGCGATCATCGCCAGCGGTGCGATAAGTCCAGAAAGGGAGTGCCGCCGCCACTGCAGGGTCCGACATCTGCTCGAAGCGGCCGTTCTGGTATGCAGTCTGCACGTTGGTCTGGAAAACGCTATTCACCTGCGTGGTGGCCAACCGCTCGATCCCGACCTTGTCAGTGAGCGCGTTCACCGCCGCCTGAAACTCTTTTTCCGTGCCGCCGCTGGTCATCACGTCCGCCAGGGCCTTCTGTATCTGCTCGATCAACTTCACATCGCTCACGCCTGCTATGGTGAACGCCTGCATCTTGTAACGCTGGGCCAGCCCGTCGAACGCGTTGCGGCTCATCCCGATCAATTTGAGAACGCGCTCAATGGCCTGCGTGGGTGGCACGCTCTGAAATGGCAAATCATCGAAGCTGCTGCTGGTGGCGAGTTTGATCTTCTGCCCGGTTTTCTTTTGCGCTGCTGCGATCACATGCGCGCGGCCGAGCAGATCGAACGCGGCCAGATATCGTGCGAATAGACTGCCCACCTGGTTCTGCATCTGCGCAGCGAGAACATGAGGCGCGGAGATGGCTGCTGCGCGACGGAGAGATGCCGTCATTGCTGGCCTCCGTAGCGGATGCCGTAAGCGATGTCATGTATCCGCTTGGCATACAGATCGCCCAGCTCCAGCTTCCACGCTCCGAGCATTTGCTCAACTTCCTTCGCATTGCGTTGCGCTTCTGCATCGCTGAAGTTGGGAATGTTCGCAACACCTGTGCCAATAGCCACTCCGGCCACGCCCTGCGGAGGAACCAGTACCACGTCGTCCGGCTCAGGGGCCTCGTATCCGTAACGCTTCAGCATGTAGTCCTGTGTGATGGGCACGCCCATGCTCTGCGCGTTGCGGTCAATCGAAATGCGCTGCACCAGGTCTTCTTCGTCTTCCTTGTCGATCACGAACTTTGGTACCGGAACGTTGGGCCCGTAGTTCCACAACGAGAGCGGCCGCACCAACTGGTCATTGATCACGGTTTCCAGTTTTCGCGACACTTCCACGTCTTTCAGAAAAAACATCTTCATGTGCACGTCGCCCAGCGAGCGCGATCCAGTCCCGCCTTCGTTGCCGCGCGAGGTGAGCGTCTGCCCCACGATGGCGCGCGAAATATTGGCCGCCATGTGATTGATCAGGTTTTCATAGACGCTCGGGTTCTGTGATCGCGCGGAAGTGAGCAGCTCCTTCACCATCTGAAAGTTTTCCGGCAGGGCGATGGCAATCTTTTCCACGATGGCTTCAGCAGCAGCCAGCGCCTTTTGTTTTTCATCAGCATTCGCGCCGCTTGGATACATCACCGCCGCCGTGCCTGGGCCTTTTTCGCCATAGCGCAGCCACATACGCAACGCCTGGCGCTTGAACCAGCTCGGCCAGAACACGCGCCGCAACAGCGGCCGCCCGCGCCGATTCCCGCTGCGCGGGCGGAACGTATAGATCAAGAATTTCTCTTCCGGTACCAGGTCGCCGCCATCGATGGCATAGGGATTACTCATCAGCCGCATCGGCCCGTTCTGCAGCATGTATTGTGGGTTGAAGCTGAACAGCTCCTGCGGCCGGTCCTTGATATCGATCAGCCCAACCTGGCCTTCGCTCACATCGAACAGGATCTCCGCGATAGCCACGCCGTAAGCAGGAGCATCCAACAGCGATTCCAGTACCTCGTGGAAGCCTGGCACCTGGTCGAGTTGCGCCTGGACGAAGTCCGCTGCCTCTTGCGCCTGGCTGGAATCGTCGCCGGGCTGTATGCAACGGTCGCGCGCCAGCACCGCAAGCTTCAGCATCTCCAGCGCGGAAGATATGTCGTCGTCTTTTTCTTCAAGCTCGCGGTAATAAATGAATGCAGTCCGGAAGTCTCGCACCATGGAAGTCCAAATCACTGTTGGATCGGATACTCCGGCGAATCCCTGGGCCAGCGACAACGTGGTGCGATGGATGCCTTCCAGCACCTCGGGCGTCACGATCTCCTCGTTCAAAGGAAGAGGTGGAACAGCCGAAGCGCTCGCCGTGGCTGCCATGTTCACGAGATTGTTGTCGTCACTCATTTATGCATACACATGCGCCTGGCTCGTCGAACTGGCGACAAAATCTGTAGAGATCCCAGGACCAGAGGCGGCCGCTACAGCAAGAGCGAGCGCCCAGAATTCATCAGCGTGGCCGGCATCCGTGCGGTCCGCATCAAAACGGAAGTGCCCGGTCAAACTGGTGTAACGCTTCACCGCGTTGATGGAGCGCCGCAGTGCCGGCGCTGAAGCGATCCTGATTTTGCGTTCCTCAAATAGGCGCTTCGTCGCGGTGGCCATCTTTTCTTTGTTCTCGATGTTGAAGGTGACCTCTTCAACTTTCTGGCCGTGTTTCGCGTGGAGGTCCTCGGCGAGCTGCGCGCCGATCCCGGTCGCATCGATACATGAGCGCTGGGACCTGCCGACAATGGGATCGAGGAGATCAAACTGAACACTGAACTTCGTGCGCTCCAGAACATCCATGCGCCGCATCCAAAGAACGTCGCCAACACTCTGTAGAGCGATGTTCGCGGTGCGGTCCTTCTTGCGCCCGATGTCCGTGCCGGAATAAATGTTCCCAACCAGATCCTCGACAGGAGTATCCATCCGCGCGTCGCTGCTCTCACAGGCGAAGACCAACTCCATCGGGATATAGTTCTGTGCGTCGGCCAGGAATGCGCAGCAGTACTCCTGCAGCCATGTGTCTTCATCGCCAGCCGCTTCGCGCAGCGCGTCGATATCTACCGGGTTGCCTTCCTCAACGGAAGCGTAGATATCGACCCAATGAACGGACCAGATACCCTTTGTCCAGTTGCGGAGCTTCATGCCGCCGAGAGGATCGACGCCGGCAGCATTGCAGAGGTCCCAATATTTTCCAGCCTGGCCGTTCGGCGTGGAGATGACTTCCAGCGAGTGCCCACGGCTGATGATGGCCATCGCCGCGCGCCAGATTTTTACTGGATCGCGATGGAACGCGAATTCGTCCAGGACGACATCACCAGAGAAACCGCGAACCGTGTCCGGATTCGCTGGCATGAAGATCATGCGCGATCCGTTATGCTTGAACGTGATCTGGATCGCCTTCTCGTCGGTGTTCGGAAATTCAAGCTCTTCAATGTCGAACACCTCGCGCAGCGCAGCGAGGTGAATTCTGGCGTACTCGGCCGCTTCCTTCGATTGCCGCTCTGACGCGGAGATCCAGACGGTCGTGCCTTTTTTACTCAAACGGCGGCGCACATGGCGCAACGTTGTGGCGAACGTGAAGCCTTCCTGCCTGCCCTTTACACCAAGCTTGAAGCGCGAATCATCCGTGATCCAGCGCTTCTGGTATGCATAGAGCGCGACCAGCGCGGCTGGCGAGATGTTTTCCGATATTGAGTTATTAGGCTGCACTGAGTCCGTAAATCTCGTCTACTCTCTGCTTCAGTTCTTCCGGCGAGAGCTGCTTCTTTTTCCCGCCGCTTCCTTCCACGTCTTTCTTGAGCGCCGCAACCTTCGCGCGAACGGCCTCGATCTTCAACTCAAGCTCTCTTTCGTCCGTCTGCTGTTTGCGCTCCTGCAGCTCCAGCTTCCTCTGCTGCGCCAGCAGCCATCCCAGATCCAGCAGACCCTTCAACGTTTTTCCTTGCGCCTTCTCATCGGCTGACTGCATGAGCGCGAATATCTTGTCGCCCAGGGCATTGCGCACGGCCTCTGGAAGGTCCTTGAATTCCCGTCCAGCGAACAGTCCGGCAATCTCGCGCGCCTTCTCTGCCTGCGCCATCATTTCTTTCTTCACCTGGTCGACGCGCAGATCGTGCCAGCGCAGCAGTGTCGAGTGCGGAAGCTTGAGGCCGGGAAACTCGGCGCGGATCGTCTCTGGCGTTTTCTCCCACTCTTCAAAGCGCGGCGACATCTCCTCGATCTCCATCCATGTTCTGCCGGCAGCGCGTTCCTTCATCACGCGGTCCAGCAGCTCAGTGGGTAGCTTGTCCATCTTGAGCGGCTGGCGCACCAGCGGCTTCTGTCCGGTTTTGCGTCTACTTGCCATTCGCGATTGACATCACCTTCGAGTTCTCTTGCTTGCACGCCGCGCAATTCAGATCCCGATGTTCCTTGTCCCTGCATCTGTCGCAGGTAAGCGATCCATTCACTGTCGGCCTGCCACACGCATGGCAGGTTTTAAGTTCCTGCGATCTCATTGCAGGATGTGGACCGCCGCATCCATCGCGGTCCCTTCCAGGAGGTCGCGCCCTTTTGGCGTAATCTGAATTTGCGAGATACGGACCACTCCCGTGCGCCGATCTTTATCCTGCTCAAAGGTGAGATAGCTCCGGTCCTTCAGGTCCTGCAGGACAGTGATTACATCGTTCTGGCTCACGTCATATTTCAGGCGCTGCAATACGCCCCACAGAATCACGTCAGTGAATCGCGACCGCTGCTCCTGATGACCTTCGTCAACCAGTTCCAGAATTTCGCCGCGCAGCCGTTTCCGCGTCTCTACGGCCAGTGGGGACGGGTTCATGCGCTCGCTCCTCGTGCCTTTTCGCGGTCCGCATCATTCATGCGTCTCTCCAACTCATCAAACCGCGTCAGTATTTTTTCTGTCTGCGTGCC